CAAGGCGGTAACGTCGTAGCTTAATCCAGCATAGAAAGGAATAAATAATGCCCTTGCTGACTCCATCCGCAGTGCATGTAGATCAGCCGCTGACTAACCTCACGCTGGCTTATGCACAATCACAAGAAAACTTTATCGCTGATAAGGTATTCCCAACAGTAGGCGTTCAGAAACAATCTGACAAATACTACATCTATGACCGTGCGAACATGAATCGTACTGGTGACGTAGAGAAACTAGCTCCACGTACAGAAGTAAACCGTATCGGTATGACCATCTCAAACAGCAGCTACTTTGCTGACGTTTATGGTCTTGGTATGGACTTTGATGAACAGACTTTGGCTAACGAAGATGCTGCATTAGAGATCCGTTCTGCTGGTGCTGAAACTCTGGCGATGCGTCTGATGATCCATCGTGAAGAGCAGTTTGCTACAAACTTCTTCTCAGACAACATCTGGGGAACCAACTATGACGGTGCGTCTTCAACATCAGGAACTAACTTCCTGTATTGGGATGATGCTGCTGCTAAACCAATCCAAAACGTAACTGACCTACGCCGTGTAATGCAGCTTAAGTCAGGTGGCTTCAAGCCAAACACAATGGTTGTTGGTAAAGAAGTACGTGATGCTCTGGTAAACAACGCAGATATCTTGGCTCGCTTGAACGGTGGCGCAACTGTAACCAACACAGCTTTGGTAACTGATGCTAAACTGGCTGAAATCTTTGAGGTAGAGAACTTCTACGTCATGGAAGCTGTCAAGAACTCATCCGTTGAAGGTGTTGCAGAAAGCAATGCGTTTATCGGTGGTAAACATGCTATGTTGTGCTACACACCATCAAATGCTGGTCTTATGTCACCAGCCGCTGGTTTGACCTTTGCTTGGAATAACCTTGAAGGTGTAAACAACTTAGGTATTACTGTTGAGTCATTCTCAGACGATGCTCTTAAGCGTCAACAGATTGCTGAGATGATCCAAGTTAAAATGTCATACGACATGAAGATCGTAGGCGCTGACTTGGGTGCGTTTGTAAACGGTATCGTACAGTAAGTATTTACTATGGTGGGGGCTGTAGTGGCCCTCACTTCCCCTTAATCAAAGGATTACCCGATGTTCCTTAATGAGCCGATGCAGTACGACAGACCACTCTTTGTCACCCTGACCATGAAAGCACAAGGCCGCACATTTAATGCTGGTGATGAGCTTAAATGGAAAGAGATAGGTTTAGATAAAGAATTAGTAAAGATACTCTACAGAGAAGGTAGACTAAGACACAGTTCAACCCTTGAAGCTGAAACCAAAGTAGGTGACGGACTAGAGGTACTTGATGTCGGTGGGCTACATAACTTAGTGGATGGTATCAACGAGAAAGTAAAGTCTAAGACAAAATCTGACGCTGAGTTCCAAAAGAAGAAGTGTAAGAAGTCTAAGATAGCTGATAAACAACGTGGGCTTATTCGTAGCTGGCGTAGAAATTATGGTCACATGGAGACTGATTGATTATGGCTTGGTCGTATGATGCAACAAACTTAGGTACAAGTACTGTAGCGGAGAGATTAAACTCTGTTAGATTGCTTGTAGGTGATACTGACACTAACGACCAACAAGTACAGAATGAAGAAATTATCTTCGCTCTCAATCAAACAAGTGACAACGTGTATTATGCTGCTGCATGGTCTGCTAGAACGATAGCTGCACAATACTCTCGTAGGGTTACACAGAACTTGTCAGGCGCACTCAGTGCTGACTACAGCGACTTACAAGAGCATTATACTAGCCTAGCTGAGACACTAGAGCATCAAGGTAAGAAGACTGGTGCTGTACTGGGTATTAAAGCTGGTGGTATTAGTATTGCCACTGTGGATAATGTGAGACAAAACACAGATCGTGTTCCACCATCCTTCCGTAGGGATAGATTTAAGAACCCACCAAGTTACAGTGGTGATGACTACGACTATAGTTAAGGGGTAGGTGATGGCATTCTCAAGAGGTTATAACCTACTTAAGATGGTTGATGAGTTTGGGGAACCCCTTACTCTAAAGAAGAAGACTACAGCAGGAACCTACGATCCTACTACAGGGACAGTAACAGGCTCCGCTACAACCGACTACAGTTTTACTGGATACTTCTACAACTACGATCAAGGTATCATAGCTAATGTAGATGAGATCCGTAGAGGCACCCGTAAATGTGTAGTACCAGCTTTAGGATTAGAAGTAGAACCCGATGACGAAGATCAGATTATTGGTAACGGTGACACAGTTAATGTCATTTCTGTTGTTACTATATTTTCTAATGGGGTCAAGATTTGTTTCTTGTGTGATGTGAGAGAATAATGAGAACTCAGTTAAAGGTCATGCCTTCCCTACAAAGAAAGATAGATGGTCTTAAACAGCTAGCTGAACAACAAGTAGAGCGCAAGCTAACAGATATGGCAGTTGATGCTGTCGGTTTAGGTACAATAAGAGTTCCTGTAGATACTGGTGCATATGTAACATCTTTCTCATTTAATGTAGGTGCTGGTAGACCCAGAGGTAAAAGTTCAAAAGGTAAGCCTAGAAATCAAAACGCTGTAGCTAAGATGAATGAGGGTCTAAGTAATCTTATTCAAGATATAGAAAGAATACCTTCGTTACTAGATACTACACGTATAGAACTTCGTAACAATAGTCCTCATGCCCGTGATGTTGAACGTGGAGAAGGTTGGCCCAGAACTAATGGCTACTTTGTGTTTACCCAACTAAAGAGAAAGTATAACCGTGGCTAGTATCTATAATGACATACGTGCAGCACTTGAGAACAAGTTAGCTAATACCTCTAATTTACCCAGTGGGATAGCTTATGAGAATGTCTCATTTAGCCCAACGACAGGTACAAGTTACCTACAGACTAATTTCCTCCCGACACTCCGTAGACCCGCTGTAAGAGGTTTAAACCCACAACAGAGATACGATGGTGTGTTTGTTGTAACTGCCTACACCCCAGAAGGTAATGGCCCCGCCGCTGCTGATGCCTTAGCTAACACTATCCTAGAGGCTTTTGAAGCAACCACTAAAATTCCCTACTCTGGGGATGAAACAATAACTGTATCTATCGACTACGCTGAAAGACAGCAAGGTTTCTTAGATGCGCCTTGGTACTATGTTCCGATTAATATCGGATGGTACGTCTATAACAATTAGGAGAATACAACATGGCCTTCGCACAAGGTTCTCGTTCCAGCCTATCGTACATTGTGGAAAGCACATTTGGTACAACTCCCGCTGGTAACTTTACAAACTTACCCTTTAGCACACACTCTTTAAACTTAAGCAAAGATCGTGTAGCTGGTACTGACATCCAAGCTGACCGTATGCCTCGTGTTGACCGTCATGGTAACCGTCAAGCTGCTGGTGACATTGTAGCTGACTTACGTGATGCTGACTACGATGTATTCTTAGAATCAGCTATGTTGTCTACTTGGTCAACTAACGTACTTAAAGTTGGTACTACACCTAAGTTCTTCTCTATCGAAGACTACGCTGCTGACATCGACCAAGCTCGTTTGTTCACAGGTATGACAGTTTCTACTATGGGTGTCTCTCTAGCTCCTAACCAGATGGTAACAGCTACCTATGGTATGGTTGGTAAAGACATGAGTATTAGCGCCACTCAGAAAACACAAAATGCTTCTTCATCTAATGCCCCTTACGATGCTTACTCAGGTACATTAGCAATTGGTAACGTCAACGGTACACCCTCTACATCAGCTATCGTAACTGGTATGGACTTTACCTTGACCAACTCTTTCGCACCTACCTTTGTGATTGGTAGTGATAGTGCACCACAATTAGAGGTTGGTCGTGCAGAAATAGAAGGTACTCTCTCAGCTTACTTTGAGGATGCCTCATTAATCAACCGCTTCTTGAATGAGACTGAAACTGAGCTTGAGGTAACTGTGGGCGATGGTAGCAATACCCTTAAGTTCGCATTCCCACGGGCTAAGATTAACAGTGCAGACGTAGGTGTAGATGGCCCAACTAGCCGTGTCATTTCTATGTCATTCGTAGCACTCTACAACACGACAGACGCAAGTAACTTAGTTATTACTCGCTCTTCATAAGTTCCCTAGCTAGGGTGGGGAGGCATTGGTGTCGGGTCTGATGCTTCCCCTTTTAACAAACTAACCCGACAACTTTTAACCCCGACGATAAGGAAACTCGACATGGACTTACTAGATTTAACCCCGACCAGCGACACTGTAGATGTCACTATTGTACATCCTACTAGCTTTGATGTCTTGAATAATGATGACGATACACCGATGGTTATCACTGTATATGCACCACACTCTAAAGAGTATAAGGCTGCTGTACATGAGCAAACCAACAAACGTCTGAAGCAAGCACAGAATAAGAAGAAGGTAGAGATTACAGCAGAAGACCTAGAGGACGCTACTTTAGACTTACTTGCTAAAACTACTAAAGGCTGGAAGATTACTTATGGTGGTTCTAAACCTAAGTTCTCTGTCGCTAAGGCTAAAGAGATTTACGCTGAAGTATTCTGGATAAGAGATCAGATTGAGGAAGCAGTAGCTAACTCTCTGGATTTTACGAAGGCCTGATTGAAGAACTGGTTGACTACGCAGAACATGAGT